GGGTGGGGCGCATATCAGGGTATTGGAGGCAACGGAGGCTCGGGAGTAGTGATTGTTCGATATTCAAATGTCTTCCCGCAAGCGAGTACCACAGGTTCAACTCCCGCTTGGTCTAACACAGGCGGCTATCGCTATGTAGTCCTCGGCAATGGCACTATAACTTGGTAATGGAGTAACGCTTTCTAATGGCACTTGAATCCTATCGCTATCTCTTAGCCGACCTTCTGACTAATGAAATCATTGCGGAGTTGCCATTTACAGGCGTGTCATTTACTAAGCAGTTAAATCAGGCTGGCACTTGGTCGGGGCATCTACTTCTATCAGGATTAGATTCAGCCGCGTTTAATGTTGAAGCCTCTACTATCCCTACCCGTAATGCGTTGTATGTAGATTACGATGGCACTTTGGTTTGGGGCGGGATTATATGGGGGAGGAGTTATAGCAACTCTTCTCAGGTATTAACTATTCAAGCGAGAGAGTTTGAATCATATTTCGAGCGCCGCAGAATCGTTACTTCACAGATATTTACTGCTACCGACCAACTAACTATCGCTCGCAACCTTATTTCTCTCGCTCAATCATCTCCCTATGGAGATATAGGCGTACAGATGGGCGTTGAAACATCAGGCGTTCTTCTTTCTAGAGAGTATTACAGTTATGAAGGCAAGAATTACTTTAACGCGTTGCAGGATTTATCTCGCGCAGAAAACGGATTTGATTTCACTATCGAAGCATCGTATGACGGCTCAAATACTCCCATCAAGACTTTGATTCTCGGCTATCCAAGGACTGGAACTGTGTATTCCGCTTCCGACCCTTACGCCATTATGTTTGAACTCCCCGGAAATATCGTTGATTACGAGTATCCCGAAGATGGAGCGATTGCCGCCAATACTGTTTATGCCTTAGGCGCAGGCTCTAATGAAGGTAAGTTAATCGCAGTAGCAACTGACTCTACTAAGACTATCGCGGGTTATCCCCTGTTAGAAGAAGCCGCTAACTACTCCGATGTAACCGACCAAACTTACTTAGGCCAGTTGGCATTAGGGCAAGTCAATGCAATCTCATACCCTCCTACAACTATGCGAGTGGTAATTCCTGCCGATGACACTCCTTCTTTAAACGATTATTCCCTTGGAGATGATGCCCGAATCCGAATAACCGATAACCGCTTCCCTAATACACTAGACGCGGTATATAGAATCGTTGGTATTACGGTCACTCCCGGAGAAGATGGCCCCGAAAGAGTTACACTTACCTTAACAAATACATCGAATTGAGGCTGAAATGGCATTCATCAATCAGCCGCAAGACCTGCTAATCCTTTTCGCCAACCTTGACTCTCGTTTGCGTAAGTTAGAAACTGCTACTCGCTTTACTTTGCCGAATGTAGCAACCGACCCAACCAATCCGAGAAAGGGAGATGCGTGGCTCAACACAACCACTAATCTCGCGAAGATAGTAGATAAGAACGGTACGATTCGGACTATCAGTTGGACATAACCGAGAGGCGCTACCATGACAGGTTTTCTATCCACGCTAATAGCCGAGTTCACTTCTTTAGTGGGGTTAGGAATTTCTCTTCTAGCGTATAGGGCAGTTACTAAGAAAAAACGCTATCAGAAGATTGAAGGAGAAATCTTACTAAAGGAAACTGTCAAGAGATTAGATGCAAGGTTTAAGAAAGAGTTTGATGGCAACTCAGGCGGCTCACGCGAAGCAATAAACAATATCGCTAGAACACAAGCCGCAGAAGTTACAAAGTCGGAGGGAATCGCCTATATCGTTCACCGATTAGAAGGCGCATTTGAAGAGCATAGATTGAGTCACGAAAGGGCATGAGCATGGAGTTTAGTTCTAATGGTTGGCAAGCGAGCGCCGATAAGAATGAGATTGGCGTTAAGAATTATATGGTCGAAGGCACTACTCGGCACTTTGCTATAACGAAAGATGCCGCTCCAATACTTTGCGCCTTCTTTGCCGAGTTTCATAAGTTAGTTGAACCTATTGATACTGGAACATTTGACGACTGGGGACACTCCTACCGACCAGTAAGAGGAGCAACTAAGTTATCCAATCACGCCTCGGGAACTGCTTGTGATGTGAATGCCACAAAACATGGGCTTGGATTGATTCATACGTTTAGACCAGAGCAGGTTCAAACTATTCAAGGACTAATTGCCAAGTATTCAATCGGGTGGGGCGGAAATTACAAAGTCAGAAAAGATGATATGCACTTCGAAATCGTGGAGAGTCCACAGTTAGTAAAGGCTCGTATCGCAAGTATGGGTCTGAAGATGCCTAAGGAGAAGAAATGAAGATAGCAATTCTTGATAAGTTACCAGCACCAGTTCGCCACTTCGTGATTATGGTCATGGGGTATGTAATTTCCGTTCTAACTACTATCCAATCGGGCGACTCCGTTTCACTTGATGCCTTTCTACGAGGGCTTCTAGGCATAGGAGCGGCGCAACTAATTCTTTTCATCACTCCAATAACTAATCAGTATGGAGTTGGCAAACTAAAGTAATACCGCGCTCCATAATTAGATTGCAGATAAGCGCAAGCGCATCCACGCTCAATTTGAGATGCGCTTGTGCTTATCTATTGGGCGCGCTCTCTAGATGCTCTAGATCCGCTCAAATCGTGAAAATCCCCTAGGGCTGAGCGGAATTATGTCGTTGCCACGCTCAAGCGCCTCTAATAGACTTGGGGGGTGCAAGCATCTCAAGAGCAGGGGTATCGCCAAGGCGAGCCTGTCGCGAGAAAATCACAAAATGCTTGTGGGCTAAATCGCAAGATTTAAGTCCTAAAACTAAATAGCAAGTCAGAGTCGGTGAACTGGTTGAATTGATAAGCCCCTAGGGCATCAATCGGGTGGCGATGAAAGGCTTGGCTATTGTTATAGAGGGGGCAGTCGGCGGGCAGTTTCCGTCGCACGTGTAATCTGCTCAGAATCTAATCTCCCACAATCGTTAAATTAGTTGTGGTTGCCGAATAGCGGTGGTAACAAGTATTAGTAGTATGAGTGATAGGCAGAATAAAGTGACGCACACCACAGATGTAGTGGTCAAGCAGAAGTAAACGCGATGATGCCGAAAGGCGGAGCGGTGACATTTACTAGCCCAGCGCAACGCGAGTAAAAGCCAATATCAGAAGATGAATTAGCCTCAAGAAATAAATTATGAAATCCGAAACCGTGTCGTCACTAAAAGGCGACGCGGTCTTGCAGGTTGGAATCTGCAACTGATGAGGAATCCACTAGCGAAGGGTAGAAACAAATGGCTACAAAGATAAAGGATAAGTTAGGCATGAAGTTGGTATGCGCTAATTGCAGGTGTGTATTTCAATTAGGCATCTCGCTTCAATTCTATTCCGACATCCCATTGTGCAAGCCTTGTGCAGATAAGTTGGGCTTCTAATGGCTACCGATACGATTACCAAGATATTGAAGGTGTCAGAGTTTGCAGAGTTTGCAGATAACTTTAGGTCATCTGAAAGGTTCTCAAACGATTACAACCGTTGCATTGACTTTCTGCAATCGCAAACACAGGCGAAGCAAGATAAGTTTTGGCGATTCTATGATGAGCAAACAAATGATGCCGAGAATGGCAAGCAATTGAATGAGCATGAGAAGACAGTCAAGAAGTCAAGCAAGAAGGTGCAGGAAGAAATCTTGGCTGACGCGATGCACGATTACCCCGATGTATCCCGCGAAGAACTAATCGGGATAATGAATCTCGATAAACTCTAAGACCGAAACGCCGTGAGGCGTCCAAGCGTGAGTGCGCTTGCTGACGAGGTCAGAATCGAAAGGGTAAACAAATGGAATCAGGAATCACTACAATCGAATCAACAATAAAGACATTGAACGATGCAAACCTAAGCACTAATCCCTCGGATATTGCGAAGGAGTTTGTTGCTAATGCTACCGCTGGCGAAGCAGTCGCAGAAGTAGCGCGATTGATTCAGCAGTTAAATTGGTCGAATCAAAACAAGGATAAAGCCGAAGAGCGCAGAGATAGTTACCGCAAACAGATTGACAAGATGCGTAGCGCGGTTCGTAATGC